GGCAAGAGAAACCGGACCAATTCACGAGCGACAGTGTCGCTCGCTGAGGACAGGTCTATGGTAGCTAGAGAGCCGTCGACTGAACCCCGACATGCCATGTCCTGATTAGGGACTTGGTCATCGAGATCTAGTCCGCATTTAAGCCAGAGCTTCCTCCGCATTAGTCTGCCTAGCCCAAGTTGGGCATAGACATTCATCAGCGGTTCGATAGCAATGGTTCGGTGCGTGACAGCGGTTTTGGGCACGAAAGCTATACGGTTGCCTGGGACTAGGCTCATCTCCTTCCGCGTAACGAACGGCCAAAAGCCGTCAATCTCGCAGTTGGTCACTGACCTAGCCCACTGAGGCTGGCTTTGCACAAGCAGAGCCCCGATCTCCGCCATGTCGTGAGACACAGACGGAGCGACTTGCAGCTTGTCGTAAAGGGATGTTAAACCCCTTGCCTCGGAGTGATTAAAAGCACCGGGGCCAAAACGACACGCGTCGAGCCACTCTCGAGAGTTTACCCGCGATCCTAAGACTCTGTGAACCTCCGTAGCAGCCGCCGTGATGGCGACCTTCACTCGGGGGCTGGCGTTTTCGACGCCAGCACACAGGGCCCTAAACCGCGAGTTAGTCTCGGCACACATTACCTCCGCAGCGAAGAATTTCTCCTTCGCCGCACTCAGAGGATCCACTCCCTCTATCTCTAGAGGGGTCTTCTTCAGGAAAGAGACGGCTTGATAGTCGTCCCTGAACCTGTCGAAACGGGTATAATCCCGCGGATTGACAGTCTTGCGAACAAGCTGTTCTACCTCATTGTAGCGGAGCAAAATCTCACAAGATAGTGAGACCGGTGTGTTGAGTGACTCAAACAAATCAACGGCAACACGCTCCAGGAGCCCCGAGGGGGCCCTGAAGTCCCTGCACATTGCGTGCAGAGTTCCTAAGAGGGCTCTTTTATTAGAGTTTACCCTCTGTCTGGTCAAGCAGCACCCCGGTTACTGGGGAACAAGGCGAATGGGCTCAATGTCCATTCAGGTGCCTCGTTCTCGAAGTGCCTCACTAGCTTCCCGAGATTGCTCTCGGGGTGAGCCTGCGAGGCACAGCCAAGATCGTAGACGCAGACAAGCTGATTAGGCTTGCCGGCAGTGTCGGATCCAGGCTCCAGAACCAGAGTATCACCAAGGCTTTGAAGACTAAGATACAGATCGAAGTCCCCTCCTTGGAAACAAGTGCTGCGCCTATGCGCGTTAACCACTTCACAGTGGTCGACAATCGCCCAGGCCTCCGTCTCTTCTCCATCCTTGATCTCCAGCCCAATATCCTGTGCGAATGCCAGGACTGAGCGGATGCGCCTCGCGGCGTCTTCGAGCAGACTGACATAGGTGTCAGCACACATATCTCCTTCACGGAGCAGTGTGCGGGCATCGGATAGGCATTGCGCCATATCCTCGAGGTTAATCACTTCGTGTGAATTAATCATGACAGGGTACCAGGTTTGAAGGTTAGGTGGGAATAGCGCCAGTCTCCGCAGCGGCCTTGACGATGGCCTGTCCAACCGCTTCTTTGAAGCGGGCGTACAGTTCATCGGTCTCAGCCGTCGAGAGTTTGGCGGGGTGGAGAATCTCGAACGTTCCCGTAAGGGTACCGTCGAGAAGACCAGACACGCCGTTGATAACCGGACGCGTCAGTTTGCCTCGGGTGCGATAAACACCCGCCGTTTTATCCGCCGGGATCACCCGGGACAGGACGAAACGGGACGTCCCAAGGATCGACGTCGCACCGCTTTCGACCCACTCGACGCTATCGGGTTGAACCGAATAGACGTTGTAGGTCACGTTCGCGGCGGCGTTGTTCTTGAGGGTCAGATCGGCAGCTGCTGCCATATGGTATAACTCCTGAAAAGGAAGAAGAGAAGTTAACGGACTATTAGATCCGTACTCCCCGAGAGGAGCCCCTAAGTAGAGCCAAGGAAGTGACGAGTTTTGGAAAATCAAACCCGTTTACCTTCGGAATGCTTAGGAGCGATGGGTGCGGGCTAAAGAGCTCCCGCTTGTAGGTGCGTTTCCGAAACGTACGGTTGATCGTGCTAATGAAGTACGTGTAGGTCGAATCTGATCGGCTTATGGCCGGCCAGCTCTTCCTCATTGTATCTTCCTGCACGGTCGAGGTACAGCCCCGAAGAACAGTCACCCCGTGGAAGGCTGACAGCGCCGTCAAGTAGTCGCCGACTTGGATAAACCAGTCGAAAACAAACGAGAACGGCACCAGCTCCCATGCAACCAAAGCCGGGTTTGTCAGACCTAGCTGTTGCAACTCAGAATAGTGTGGGCTGGATAACTCACACCAAAGAGTACTCTTCACGGACATTTCGCGCGTAAGAACGCGTTTACTCATCCAGTTAGGAGGTACCCCACCGACGGCACCCTCGTCCACAGTTGCAGACACCTCTCGCGAGCGTGTCGTTACTGCAGTGACGCGGAACCGCGGCTTCCGAGTGATGGCTTGCTGAGCTAGAAACTCAGCAGCCCCATGAACATCCATAAGCAACGGCATCCAGCCGTACTTATATTCCAACCAGGTCTTATGAACCCGAGAAGGAGAGATGTTCAGGTGGCGGGCAACGCCTTTCAAGTTGCCCTTCTTAAGCGCCCTTCCTGCCTCTAGTATCCGCTTGGCGGTATCTAGTATCAGATTGGACGTCTTATGGGCTTCCGCATAAGCAACCGCAAGGTTAGTCTTAGCGTCAGCCATTTTCCCCAGGACCTTCACAGCGCACTCATTCTTACAAGCCGCTAACTCAGCTGCCCAAGTAGTCGACTCAGTACCGTTATCAGAAACGGACTCGAGCATACTACGAAGGGTGGCTGGGGTCTGCAGCAAGTTCGTCGAGTTTTGCACGAAGGCGCCGGTTGCCTTGTTACGAATGATGTAGTCGTAGTAGGTTTGATCCCACCCGACCTGCACATCGTTGTACAAGTTCACCGGTCTTTGTTCCTTGGGGATACTACTCAGGTTATCCGTATTGATCCAAGACCGGGTTCGCCTAAGGCCGTCCTTGCGTAGAATATTCGCAACTTCAGCCCAGGTATCACTCGATCCAGCGGACATAAACGGACTCCAAAAGTAGGACACGACTCGTTAGAGCCGAAAGGCAAAAGAGCGCGCCGGGGCTAAACCCGACGGTCGCGTATCTGGTGTGACACGCTACAACTAAAG